AAAGCCATAACAGATTTAAAACTCTTGATTCAGAAAGTCAGTCATAACGGGGAAATAGCAAGATGATCAAACAGGTGAATGCTCTTACTTTAGACCATGCGATCAAGTACTTAACTATGCATTTAGTTTATTTGCAGTCGGCTAAAACCCCTAATCCTATAGCAATTCAAGATGTTCAATGGATTATCAAAGAGCTAAAGGAATCACAAAAATGAGCCATTTGTCTTATGAATGCCCAAAGTGTGGCAACACGTTTTTTTACGAACACATATATTTCATGCACTTCAACAAGTGTAAAGGCTAAGGATTTTAAGAAATGGCAAAGGTCTGTGACTTTGTAGACGAAGCTACAAACCAATGCTTGCAATGGTCAACTTTGCAAGTCAATTGGCTTGACGAGTTGAACCAACTTTCACGCTCCGACATCAACAATATCATGACTGAGATTGTTGTCTTTTGGCTCCTGTGTTGGGGTTATAGAGCCTTATTAAATTTAATCAATAGTCGATGACTAGGAGAAACACCATGGAAAAATTAACTCAAGAAGTTCAACAAGATGCACAATCATCTGCACTTCGCCAAAAGTTCGACCGTGCGGTTAATACTGTTGCTGTAACTGCTGGTACTACATTGGTATCTGTTGCTGCATTTGCAGAGGAAAGCACCATCGACACAGGCACTTTAGCTTTAACAGGTTTAACCGCTGCTGCTGCATCTATCTTTGCTATCAAAGCATCTCCATCTCTGATGATGTGGGGCTACCGCAAAATCCTCGGCTTTATCGGTCGATAATTCAGCACAGGAACCTACTAGCACGCGCGTGTTAGTAGGAGCCTGCCGACCGAACGCCACACGCGCGTGCTATGTAGGTAAAAGTTTATGAATGTCTTGTATTTGATCGTAGGGTTGATCGGTTTCTTAATAATAATCGCTACTAATAAATAAATATTTAAGGGATTTAAAACATGAGATTTTTTAAATATTTAGTTTTTATAACTTTGTTAATTCCAGTTTTTACCAACGCAGCTTGGAAAACTCGTTCATATGCTGAACCTTATAAGACTTTCGCTGCTGATCAGATTTTTTCTACGCATACAGATGCATGCGAAGCATTTAAAGCAGCAATCGGTCCATATACTAATTGTCGTGTCGCAGATGCTTATACTCCGCATCGCGTGTATCTAAATAGAAATGGTACACCAGTTCACATTGCTGATTATACAGATCAATCAACATGTCCAGTTCAGGGAACTTTACTTGTTGTTTGGCTTGAACATGAAACAACACATGTTCCTATTAGACTTTGCAAAGACGGTTGTACAGTTGAAGGTTCAGGCAGACGTACAGACATGACAAATTATTCGAATACAGTCATGTCTTATACAGGAAATTCTGTTAATTGTACGAACGAATATACCGACGATCCTCCACCACCTTGCGATAAAACTGATCCTTATGGTGAGTGCTTCGTACCACCTGATGACAATTGCATGCGTGCAAGTGATGGCTCTATTTATTGTCCTGACAATCAAACTCCACCAGATAACGAAACTTGTAACGGTGCAGATTATTGCAAACGACCACCACAAGGTTGTGGCGAGGGTTATGTATCGGGTTCTTTTAATGGTGAATTGCTATGCGTTCGTTCAGGTCCGAACAATCCCAGTAACCCTCCTCAACCTGACCAACCTGACGATCCTAACAACTGTATGAACGGTGGTTCTTATTGCCCACAACCACCCAACAATACTAGCTGTCCATCTGGATATTACGAAACAACGTATAACGGCTCAAAAATCTGCGTTAGGAACAATCCTGACCCTGATCAACCCAACCCTAATGACCCTAATAATTCAGACGGTGGCGACAACGGTGGCGGTGACGGAAATGGTGACACAGGGGGAACTGGTGAAACAGGTTCTATTGATTTCAAGCCTATCATTGATGCTATTAAGTCCTTAAAAGATTCTTTACTAGCTGCTATCAGTGGCATATCAACAAAGCTTTCCACACTGATTGATGGTCAAAAAACGGCAAACGATCACTTAGACAAAATTGAGGATGCAACACAAGCTACAAGTGAAGCAACTGGAGACATACGAGACTTCTTAAAAGATAAACCCGACATTCCTGAAACAGATACAAAAGTACCAGTTGAAGTTGTACCCGTACCCGAACCGACAAATCAACAGTATTTGGGATGGTCGCCATCATGCCCGTTGCAAGCAAAATCAAACCAAGTGGTGATTAATGGAATAGTTACTGCTGTTGATTCTGATTTCACACCAACGTGTGAAATGGCTTTAGCAGTTAGACCATTTGTACTAGCAGCGGGTGCAATTATCGCCTTTCTTATCGCTTCAGGTGTTTGGATGGGTAGAGGAGAGAATTAATGCAGGCTTTATTGATTGTAGTTGCAGAATGGCTACTAAAAAACGCAGTAAGAACAATGCTTGTTGCTGCCGGTTTAGCACTGACAACAACGGCTGGATCTCTTTATGCAATCAATGTCTATTTAGATCGTTTGCTCAGTCAGGCAAACAGTATTTCTACAGAAACGATTCAGCTCCTTGCTTTGTCAGGATTTCACATAGCATTTTCGATGGTGATTGGTGCAGTAACTTGGCGCATAACGCTTAACTCAACTTCTAATGCGGTTAAATTGGTGTCTAAATCATGAGTACGATTCGACTAGTAACTGGTGGTATTGGTTCTGCAAAAACGCTTTGGACAATGGAACAACTTTACAACCTCAAGAATAATCACCCCGAACGTAAGGTCTATACAGACATCACTGGAATCAAACACACTGGTGTTGAATCTGTTGGTGAGGATTTCGACTGGCGTGATGCTGAAAATAACAGTCTGATTATCTTTGATGAGGTGCAATACAAGGATTTATTTAGCCGACACAATTCAAAACGTGATAAGCAGATACTTGATTTAACAACGATTCGTAAACGTGGTATTGAGCTATGGCTGATTACTCAACGAGCACGATTCTTGAACCCTGATGTACTCGGTCTTGTTAACGAACACGTCCATTTAGAAAAAACGGGAATGAAGACTGCTAAGGTTTACATTTGGCATGAAGCCAAAACAGCGATGACTAAAACAGATAAATTGCTGCCATTTGAAAAGTATGTTTGGCAACATCCTGAACATCTATATGGCTTTTATGAGTCAATCCAACCTGATGCAAAACATCATAAACGTAGCTACTTTAACAAAGGGATAGTACCTGTTTTACTTACCCTTGTATTAGCTGCCATACCTGCCTATTACGTGATAAAGAACGGTTGGGGTACAAGTATTAACGGTAAATCTGACAAGGTCGCAGCAGAACAGACTAAGCAAGAAACAACGCCTAACAACACGCCTAGTAATTCACTCGATTTAACTGAGAAAGGATTGGCAAAGACACGGGATGATACTGATAAGAAGATCACTGACTGTATGACATCGTTTGGTTGGTCTCATGATCAATGTAGAGAAGCTGTTGAACCCGATTATTTGAAGTCAAACAATGATGCGATGTTAGAACGAACAAATAATTCACTGGAAGCGATTGAAGCTAGTTATAATCCATCAAAACCCTATGATGTACAAATTCCTCAGCAAGTTCCACTGCAGATCAATGATTACCCTCGTATGTCGGGTGTGATTACGATTAAGGGTGGTAAATTGATGGCTATCAATCAATATGGTGATTACATGCCTGACGTTTCACAGGAAGATTGTCGAAGATATTTACAGGGCTATCGACCATTTGACTATTCAGGTGCTAGAAAAAATACATCAATAAGTGCGATGTCAAATCAGTCAATTATATCAGTTGACCAGGCTAACAATAATCCGACTATTAACAGTCAGTTATAGAGTTTTAAAAAATGTCAGATATGCAATGTTTAGCTTTAGTTGTATTTATATTCTTGCTATGGTTAGTCTTAGACTTTGCGAGAGATCGTTCAAGAACAAGACGTTAATTTCTTTCCTTTGATTACAAAAACCGACTCTATGATGTGACGTTGCTCTAGCAAAAAACTGTCTTCAGGGGAATTTAGACACGTCACGAAAACAAATAAACATAGTAAAGTTATTGCGTGTCTAAAGGCGTAGTCTAGACAGTTTGACATGATGAAATAAGCTATCAGGAGGAAATCCTCTTGATATGAGATTCGGTAGTGTATCTTCTGATTTATAAAGGAAAAATAGGGGAATGAGCTAATGAAACAGCAAGGCTCACGAAATAGCACGCACGCACTTTTACAGGCATTATTTCGAGCGAATGAATGTATTTGCATAAGCATACAAGTGAATTTGTAAACGCTATTTGTGTCCCTAAACAACTAAAAACAAAGATTAAAAAAACTATGGTTAAAGTCAGCATACAAGATTGTTGATAGAGGTTTTTTCTGTTGATTAAACCTGTTGGTAAGTCAACGTATAACATCAATTCGTTATGCGGACTTATCAATAGTGTTTATCAACAGATTAAAAAAACCGTTGCGAAGCACTATCAACATTCTTGGCTGACTTGCTTTTAAATCTTTGAGTTGTAGACACAGTTAAAAATCACGGCTTTGAAAAACAAAAAAAGAGAAGAAAGTGGAAAAAGTGCGTGCGTGCTATTTACGGGAAATCTGTAAAATGCAGCGAATGGAACGGAAAGACAGTTAAATCAGAACTACAACGGCAAGGCACTGTATTTTGCAAGACAAGCCTCACAGACTTGCGTAAAATCATTATACGCAAGTCGAGAAGTGTTCGGATTTCGCATAACTCTATATTATGTTACTTGGGTTACACTTGACAGCGATTCAGTTTAAGCTGTCAATGTGCGGTGCGATCTGACAGCAATAGAAGCGCACCGCCAAAGGTAAGCTATTTAACATAAAATTAAGTTATGCGTAAATCCGATATTCATAACGAAAAATGATATAGGTGATTGATATGTGGTTAGTAATTATTGGTTTTGCAATTTTGGGATGTTTTTTTGCATTGGTTGGTTCTGCATTTCTAAGACAGGGCGTTTATTAAAAAAGGGAACATTAAGTTCCCTTTATTTTTGCCAAAAATTCGACTTTCGGGGAGTCCACGCTTTCTAATGGTGGACTCTACTGACAAATTTGTCATAAGAATTGATCAAATGCCCGAATTTTTAGTTTTTTATATAGAACCTTCCGAGGTTATCAACGTCGAGTTTCTTCAACCCGATTTCGATCAAATGGTGCAAAATTTCGCTATCTTGAACAGTGGGATAGCCTGCTTCTAATAATTTATTATTTAATTTTCTGTGAGCTTCTCTGAGCAAATCTTGCTCTGACTCTTTGATTCTCAAGTACATATTTCGTTTGCTCACAGTTTGGCTCCTTTGTTGTCATGTTTTTTATCATACATGTTGTCATGAAAACAATTGACGAAACATGTTGTCATGTTTATATTTGTTCTCAATGTTTATATGACAACATGACAATAATGATTGACCATATCTGTATAAATGCTCCGTTTGAAAGCTCGTTTTACTCATTGAGTGAAGCGGGGGAGTATTTTTTTATAGATGTTGATCTTCATTCGATTGAGATTCCATTGGCTTCTCGTTCTGTACACAAAAACGACGATGGCACAATTTCAGCTGCTGCCTTGTTCCATCCGTATGAATCAGTTCCGACACACTTTACTGGCATGGCTATGAAAGTTTTCTTTGATTCTAGCTATCCTCCTTATGTCCAGATCAAGGCATCACCTGCAAAATTATTACAGGGTCATAACGTCTTTGGTTCTGATAATTTGGAATCGGGTGCTATGGAGATGATTGGCTTTTTATTTGAAGCATATCCGACATTAGCTCGAATGCTTGATTTTAAACAAGCAACAGTTGCTCACATCGATGTCACTTACTCGGCTCGTTTACGTGATCAACAAACAGCAAAAAAAGTACTTGATTTCCTTAGTAATGTTAGCAAAGGGCAAACACGTTTAAGTAATAAACGCTATGACAGCTCTGTTTACTGGGGTGGACAACATTCACGTTTGATCAACCATAAGTGCTACATGAAACACGATGAATTCATGTCTCAATTTGAAGAATATAAAATTTTAGCCAAAAAGAATGACAAGGCTGCTCAACGTGTCGTTGATGTCATGTCGGACTCAAGACTAATCAACTGGACTGTTGGCTTATTACGTTTTGAATCCCGTATGAAAAAGCGTTGGCTTGAACGTAATGGCATACCTACTAACTTATTCGATTTAATCAACTTTCAGCGCGAAAATCCTGAAATCTTACAAACACTTTGGACAAAAGCTACTCATAGCATATTTGAAGCCCTACGAGGTCAAACTATGAAACTTACCGATGATAAGAGTGTTTTGGAAGCGATCTCCTCTAGCAATGCTGTAATCACAAATAGCGGAAAAGTCTCCCAAACACGTATTCGAAATATTTATGCGACGTTCTGTCTAGTACGTGAGCACGGCATAAAAAAACTCCAAGAAATGGTCGAAGATAAGATACTCCACGAGCGTACTTACTTTAGACAAATCAAAGATTTAACCGAATGTGGCTTCTCACTCGCATTTCTCCAAAACCTTCATGACGAGAAGGCATCAAACGTCATTCCGTTCATGAGACTTGTCGAAATCGACTTTTCTCAACAACTGCCTGAGTGGTACGAACCACCAGTTAGCCAGTTCAACTACAAAATAGCTTAAGAGGTAAGCCATGAACACAGAACAAATGCCAATTATGACCGTTACAGGTATCCGCAAAGCTGCGGGTGACTTCGAAGATCAAAAGGGTAAAACAATCGAGTTCTCAAACACGGTTGTAACGGTTCTTCAACCGTATTCAGACCGTGAAAAAGAGCAGGGTGCAATTGGTATGAAATCGACCGATTACAAGATTAAAGGCGCACAGTTCTTTAATGACTATATGCATCAACAACTACCTGCTAAAGCAAAAATGATTTTCCAATGGGATTTCACTGGCAAACAACCACGTGCAGTTTTACATGCGTTGAACTTTGACATTCCTGAAAACGAACATGACGATGCAGCGTAACCGTCATTACCAATATGGAACGGTACATTACAGCCGTTCCATTGGTGTTTTAACTGCAACTGATTTCAACAAGATCAACCAACATTTAGAGCAACAGTTGCAGCAATTACAGAATACAGACTGTGCTGATCAAGCCATAACAGATTTAAAACTCTTGATTCAGAAAGTCAGTCATAACGGGGAAATAGCAAGATGATCAAACAGGTGAATGCTCTTACTTTAGACCATG